CTATGATATAGCGTCTGCCAGGATTACAATGGCATCGTTCTGCATTTTCTCCGTGTTAAACACATAGCGGTCCATAGTGGTCTTGATGTCCTTGTGGCCCAGACGTTCCATGACGGTCTTGGGCTGGGCGCCATTCTCCGCCAACAACGTGCCGTGAGTATGACGTAGGCAATGGCTGTGGAACAGAGGATTTCCCAATTCCTCGTGGATAACCTTAGAGCAGTACTTAAATGAGTATGGCGTCAACAGCTCTCCGTTTTCCTTTGCGCTGATTGGCATTATTTCCTTGCCAACAATTTTGACGTTGGCGGGAGCCTGAAAGATTAAGCCATCGTCCATTTGATACGTCTTTGTAAAATACTGGCCGTACCGGAGCATGTTCTTTTTGCGGTTATGGATTTCTGATTTCAAGATATTTTCATACTCCGGGAGTATTTTTATAGTCCGGACAGAATCATATTTTGGCGGCCGGTAATACCACTTTCCGCCCTCGTTGGCAAGCTGGTGCCAGACGGTTATGGTGTGGTGCTCAAAATCTACGTCATGTAGCAAGTCAATGCCATAAGTCTCCCCCAGGCGGGTGCCACAGTGGTATCCAGTCATGAGCGGTATGTGAAAATTACTGTCCGGGCCAAAGCGCTCAATGATGGCTGCAAAGTCCTCTTTGACGCAGATATATTCTGTGTGTGCCTTGGCCTTCTCAGACATAACTATCTTCGGTATCCTGGCATAATCACATGGATTATACTTGATGTATTTACAGGGATATACCGCATATCCCAGGGCGCCGGACAGGCAGGATAATGTATTTTTAACCATGCTCCTGGAATAGCCTTGACGCTTCATTCCATCAATCCATTTTTGGATAACATCTGTCTCCAATGATGCCAGCCGGTATTTCCCAAATGCCGGTTTGAGGTGGACACGGATTAAACGCTCATAGCCCACCTGGGTGTTGTGCGCAAGGTTGGCCTTGACATAGTTTTCATACCAGTAGTCAAGATAGTCAGACACGCTGATGTCCGAAGGGGTAAACCTGCGGCCGGCAGAGTCGTATTCGGCCTTGGCCTGGGTACCGGCAGTGATGGCCTCGGCCTTGGTGCGGTACCCTCCCTGGCTGATGGGGTTGCGTTTGCCATTGATTTTGGCTCCCTCGAAGGACCATTCCCAGGTGGAGCCACGTTTTCTTGTTCTTAACTGTCCCATATATCATTCCTCCTTGTATTGTTGCGACATCGCAACTTTTTGGGTATAAAAAATACGCCCCTTGCCAGGACGCTCCAGGAATGATATAATTTACTTGTTTAAGGTATTATATCTTCCGGAGCAGTCCGGTAAGAGAATTATGTGAAAAGCTCTTGTGTTACCAGCACAGGGGCTTTTTGCTTATAATTTATTTTTTCTCAGAAACGCTCTTGGAAAATGCGTCTCTATACTGAACGAAGATTGCCGTATCGGTATCATTCCCAGTCTGCTGTACACCAGATTCAAAATGCTTATATAATTTGTCAGATTCACCACTTAACTTACCCCAAGCGGTTTTTAAGGCGGCATAATCATCCGAAAGGGAATTGATGTAGGCATTATACCCTGCTTTTTTCTTGTAGGAATCCTTGAACAATTGAAGCGCATAATCAATATCAATTGACTGTCCAGTGCTGTCCTTACCGTCATATTCATAATGATAGAAGTCGCAATATCCGTGATTCCAGACATCACCAATAACCCAATTGTTTATTTCACGTAACACGGTCTTTGTCTCTCCGGTAACAGGCTGTACCCATGCTCCGTCATCCCCCACGGTTCTGCCGTCAGGAGCAGCGCCGTTTGTGAGCATATAACCGGATTCATTCAGGTAATACCACGTTCCATCAAAGTCCTGGAACCATTGGTTAGTTGGATGGCTTCCATCATCGTTTTGGTAATACCAACCGGAAGCATCCTGTGTCCATTGACCAGCAAGAGCGGTAATACCCATAGAAGCAGAGATACACACACTTAATAATAGTACTTTATTTTTTTTCATATTGATACCTCCCTATAACTTTATTGATACACCAACGAAACAATCTTTATCAAATCCGCCTTCGGTCAAAAATTCTTTTGGTAATTGCGGATATTTTTTTGACTTTCCACTTATGGAAAAAATTTTATTATTGTATTTTTTGCAGAGTGGGCATTTGCCGTTTGTTTTTATATAAATCAAGTCAGTATGATATTGTTTACATTTTTCAATACTTTCTATAATACGTTTACGGTTTCCGATTCGCTTGTCGAAAAGTTCTGGATGCTCTTGATGTAATCGATTTTCTTCGGAATCAGCAATGTCTTCTTGTCCATTTTGTCGGAGATACTTTATGTATCTCATATAATCACTGGCCTGATACTGGAAATTAGAATGCGGCATAAGTTCGTTGGATTTTTTCAGGCAAGCTATGGCTAAATCCATTCGACCATTTTTCTTATGTTCTGTCGCTTTTCTTTGTAAAATATACTCAATGTTCTTAATTGGAGATTCCAGTCCCTTTATTGGTGGATACTTTGAAATTTTTATTTTCTCAATTCCTTCCAATGTATCCATATTAAAAGAATCTTTTTTAAAAAAATTCAATATCCCCATACAACTTCCTCCTTAGATTTTCTATGTCGTTCTATTAAAAAAGCTATGGGCTATTTTAATTATAAGTCATTTCCATATAGATACTGGCGTTCTGCCAGCTCAAAATCATAGTTTTCACGTTGATTACGCAAGTATTCCATAAAGGAAGAACGCTCATCCAATTCCCTGCGTAGTCGCTGTCTACGGCGGCTCTTGACAGATTTCATCTGCTTCTCAACCATAATGGCCGGTGCTTCTTCCTGCTCCGGGAAGAATATTTGCTCCAGCTCCAACTCTGGCTCCGTGGGCTTCCTCGTTGCGCTGTAGGAAATATTGCGGAACCATTCCTTATAGGACATCAAGGCTCTGTTAGATGCCTGATAGGACAGACCAAAAGTATCATGTATCTGGATTGCGTCATGACATTTATATTTGTGAATAAGAATACGTGGTGCTAAAAAATGGCTGGCAAATTCATCAGCTTTGTCCTCATTGTCTGTTTTCAAGAACACATGCCCAAATTCATGTGCTATTGTAAATTGTATCCGTCGCGAATGGGCTTTAGCCTCATAAAACAATGTTCCATCCAAAAGGCAGGCATCTTCGCTAAGGGTTCGACAGGCTATTCTCTTCTTATCACTTAAGTCCGTATATTTCACAGTTCTGAAACCACATTTCCGCACTAATTCGAAGCAGTCTACTGGAAATGAGTCAATGCCAAAAAACGTATATGCGTATAAAATACTGTCATATAGGCTTTGATAATCCATTTGATATTACTCCTCGTCATCATCTGATAATATGATACGAGCAAGTCTCATTTTTTCTTCTTGAGAGAGGTTCTTCCTACTACGAGTATACACAGTGATAAGCCTATCAAGAGGATTTTTTTCTGGTGGAGCTATGCCCATAATATCATTGGCGTCCACATTGTATAGCTTACATAATGTCACCAAAGTATCAACGTCCACGCGCGTTCTGCCAGTCTCAAAGCTACTGACTTTTTGCGGTGTAACGCCCAAAATATTGGCTATATCTTCTTGCTTATATCCTGCCTTTTCTCGTGCTGTTCTTAACTTTGAAGCAATCTCTTCCTTAGACATCTTAGAACCTCCTTATATTGATAAATTATACAACATTGATGTTGAAACGTCAATAATAAAAACAACAAAATGTTGAGTTGATGCTTGACAAACAACAAAACGTGTAGTAATATTGGCTTACACAACAAAATGTTGTTTAGAAGGAGGTGAAAAAATTGCAGGATGTGCAAATCTACGAAAAAGAATTTAGAGATGGCCTGAATTTATACATGAAAGATAAGCTTATTAAAAGCACTTCGGTAGCAGATAAATCAGGCATAAGAAGAGATACTTTTTCCAGAATTTTAAGTGGAGGAAGGCGCATATATGCGGATGAAGTAGCAACAATTTGCAAATCCCTTGAAGTATCCTTTGAGTTCTTGCTCAATTACAAAAAACAAACATACGTTCGATAAGAAGAATATACCACTATTACGTATGTGTGTCAACTGGGAAAAGGAGGTGAGAGAGGTGGAAGAGAGGACAGAAATGGAACGATTAGAAACCGCAATACTTAATTTCATTGAAAAGACAGTCAATGAGCCAGTATCTGAAAAAGATGTAGAGATTTTACCAGCACTGGCTCATGAACTAATCGAATTATGGAAGATTTAAAGTGCCTTGTTGTTTAATTCAACGAGCTTGTCATAAATCGCTTGCATAAACTCTGCTACTTTTTCGCCACCTTCTTTTGATGGAGGGGTATTAGTATTAGACATCTTTGCAACAGTGATTTCTTTTACCATATCGATTATATGTTTGTTACCTAAAATATCCATCATAATCTCCTTTCTTTCGTACTCGGCTCTGGCAGGAGCCTGTAAGTACAGTATACCAAGGAGGGGGAGAAGACGCAACGAGGGAGGCGGTACATATCAAAACAACATGCAAGACCTGCCGGCATAGCCAGTGCCTGGAACGGACACGGTGGTATCCGTGCAGGGACTATGAGAGGAAGGAGGATAAAAGCGATGGTGGAACCTTACAAGCCAATCTACACAGTCAAGGAGGCGGCAGGCGTTCTCAGGGTTAATCCAACCAAGGTGTATGAGCTTATCAGTACAAAGAAGCTCCCGTCTTTGCTCCTGGGCCAGCGGAAGATACGAGGGAGTGACCTGGAACGATTTATTATGACGTATCCGGTAGCCGAAATAGAGGAAGGAGGAAGAGCGCAATGACAAAAGTAACTGAGTTAGCCATCCGCGCCAAAGCAGCGGTCCAGTATCCCGGCTGCCGTGTGGATTTTGTGGGACCGGCCACCGCGGTGATGACCAACATCATGGGGCATAGACGTATGGTGACCTTCCGACGGCGCAGGAGACGCCGGGACGGTCCAATCATGAGGGCAGCTAAATGGATTGTGCCGGCGGTCATCTGGCTGCTGGGGATGTGGATGGTGGCTATTGTGGTCATGGCGCTGGCCATGGGCGTGAGACTGTGAGAGGAGATGAGGATAATACAGAGACAAGTTATTAAAGGCATCATCATACAGGCCATGGTCCAGTCCGGTGTCGTTATGACCGGTAACGCAGATAGGATTGAGGCGGGGGCCAAGGCAGCAAGTAATGAGATATTGGAAGAAATTAAGATGGACCCCAGCGGCGGCAACCGCAAGAGGCCCATGGACAAATAGTTTAGCACACCCTTAGTATAAGGGATTTAAAAGGAGATTGCAAGATGATAAAAGGAATAATCAGTCATGATTTTGAAGGGAGCCTGGAGGAAATCCGGATTAGTGAAAGCAATGCGGTGTTTGTTATTGCGGCGAAACAAACGGAGGAATCGCTGATTGGTACGGAATACTGCATACAGAACATTTCTCTTGCTGACAGGATGAGCCGCCGGGACGCTGTGACTATACTGGCCCGGTCCGTCAAGGATATGTTAATCAAACTGCATGGTGAGCAGCCGAAGGGGGTTTGTAAGGCCATGGGGAAATTCATGGAAGCCTTCCGGGATGGGGCGAACACATACATGCTGGAACATATTGATGAGATTATGGCCGGGAAGGAGAGTAAGCATGGAAGATAAGTACCATCATCTCTGGCTGCTCTTCCGGGAGCGGATGGCCCGCCGGGCAGGCGAGGCAGCCAGTACAGAGAAGAAGGAGATGTATGACTGGGTGCTGGAGGAGACGGCACTGATAGAAGCGGAGGTGTTCCTGGAGGAATGAAGGTTAAAGCCAGTGAGCTGCAGCAAGGACAGAGGATACATATAGAGTATGGTGATTATGGCAACTGGGTGGACCTCACAATAGATGAAATACACCATTTCCAGCGTATGGCTGTGGTGATGTTTCACCTTGGTTCCATCCGGTCGGATGTGAGTTTCCGGCCGGACGAACAGGTGGAGGTGCTGCAGGATGCGTGACATTCATAAATGTGATGTGTGCGGCCAGTACCGGATTCCGGATGGCCCGGCTTGCAGTCAGTGTCAGAAAGGCGCCGCGGTGCGCAGGAAACATAGAATCAACAAACAAATAGGAGGATATGATGGGAGAAATTGTATTACAGGTAAAGCCGGTAGCCGGCCAGATTCAGACAAACTTTAACGAGATTGAAAAACAGCTTGTAATTGAAATGAGCCAGTATGACAATGTGGTTTTCACAGAGGATACTAAGGCAGGCGCCAAAAAAACGGTGGCAGGTCTGCGTAAGCTTAAGAAGTCTATAGAAGATAGCGATAAAGAGGTCAAGGCACAGTGGATGGAACCATATAATCAGTTCCACGCCCGAGTGAAGCAGATGACCGCCTTGGTGGACAAGCCGATCAACCATATCAATGGACAGATTGAGGTGTTTGAGGATAAGCGGATCAAGGAACGCCAGGCAGAGATAGAGAAGATCTACATGGAAGAGATCGGCGATATGGCGGACTTTCTCCCGCTCTACCGTCTGCAGGAGGACAAGTGGAGCAATGCCAGCGTCTCTGTCAAGTCTATCCGAAAGGCAATATCAGAGGCCATAGCCGGCGCCAGGGCAGGCAAGGCGGCCATTGAGGCCATGCAGTCCGATGCGGTACCGGATGCCCTGCGGAAATTCCAGGCTACGCTGAGCCTTCCGGATGCGCTGGCATACATCAACCGGTATGAGACCCAGAAGGCAGAGACATTGCGTAAGGAAGAGGAGCGCCGCAGGCAGGAGGAGGAACGCAGACACCAGGCAGAGATTGAACGGATACGGGCAGAAGAACGCCGGCGTGTGGCCGAGGAGGAACGTATCCGTAGAGAAGCCGTAAAAGAGGAAGAAGAGCGTATCCGCAAAGAAGCGGAAAAAGCCGTAAAGGATGAGATAAGGTCCGTGGATGAGGAGAGCGCCGCACCGTTGACGGCACCGGATTCCCATACCGCAGTATATACGGTGGTGGGGACGGATTCCGAACTGCAGGAGCTGGAGATGGCCATGATCAGTCTGGGGCTGTACTACGAAAGGAAGGATGTCTGATGGCGAATATTATTACTGTAAGTAGAAAAAGCGAAGTCAGAATTAACCGGAATGCGAGAGGGGATGGAGTCGTCAAGATTGATTCCGAATCAGCAGATTTGCTGGAGAAACTCCTGAAGGAGGCAGGGGGAGCGCTTACAGCCAAAGAACTGACTTCGAGTTTAATTAAATATGCATCGAACGACACCATTATCCGGATAGAGGAGATGTAGACCATGAATGTATATGAGAAACTGCAGCATGTCCAGTCTGGACTGAAAGCGCCTAAGAGCCAGTATAACAAGTTCGGAAACTACTATTACCGGAACTGTGAGGATATCCAGGAGGCGGCCAAGCCCCTCCTGCAGGAGGCGAAGGCGGCGCTGGTGGTCGGAGACGAGCTGGTTATGATTGGGGACCGGTATTACATCAGGGCCACGGCCCGGTTTGTGGACTGTGAATCCGGCGAGGCCGTGGAGAACACGGCCTATGCGAGGGAGGAACAGGAAAAGAAGGGAATGGATGTGTCACAGGTGACAGGGAGCACCAGCAGCTATGCCAGGAAATATGCCCTGAATGGCCTGTTCTGCATTGATGATGTGAAGGATGCGGACAACCAGGATAATACAACCGGAAAAGGGCAGACGTCCACCAAGGGCGCAAAGGGCAGCGCAAAGACATCCGGAAAACAGGAAAATGAGAAGCCGGCAGGGGCAAAGAATGGAACATCCACATCACAGCCTGACCAGAACGAAGGGGTGGATAAAGTAACCCCGGCCATGATTGAGTCTGTGAAGTCCCTGGTGGAGAAATACAGTGCCAAGGGATTAAAAATGGAGAAGATCCTTAAAATGTACAGCATTAAGGATATAGCGGAAATGAACGTGGTCCAGTACAAGGACTGTATGGGAAAACTGGAACTATACAAGAAAAAGGAGTCGGAGGAATCGAAAAATGAATAGAGTGATTCTTATGGGAAGGCTGACCCGGGACCCGGAAATCAGATATTCGCAGGGCGAGCGCTCCATGACGATTGCGAAGTATACGCTGGCAGTGGACCGGAGAGGACGCAGGAACCAGGACAACGATCAGGCGGCAGATTTTATTAACTGCGTTGCATTTGACAGGGCCGGGGAGTTTGCGGAGAAGTATTTCCGTCAGGGAATGCGTGTCCTTGTTTCCGGAAGGCTTCAGACAGGCAGCTATGTGAATAAAGAGGGCCAAAAAGTATATACCGCGGATGTCATTCTGGATGACCAGGAATTCGCAGACAGCAGGAACGTATCATCTGATACAGGCAGCGGCTATACGCAGGCAGCTTCGTCTCAGAGACAGGCCCCTGTCGGTGCGATTGGTGATGGGTTTATGAACATTCCTGATGGAGTGGAGGACGAAGGACTGCCGTTTAATTAGACAGAGGTGATTGCTTGAATATACAGATTGACAGCCGCGAGAAGGCCCGGGCCATCCGGAAGATTGTGGCGGAGTTTGACCGCCAGGGTGTGGACCATTTCGTATCAAAGTTATATGTCGGGGATTATATGAACTATGATAACCCCCGTTTGATTATAGACCGGAAACAGGACCTGACGGAGCTGTGCGGGAACGTCTGCCAGGGGCATAACCGGTTCCGCGATGAAATTCTGCGGGCCAGGGAACATGGAATTGAAATCATCATTCTGTGTGAACACGGCCGGGGGATTGAATGCCTGGAGGATGTGATATGGTGGAGGAATCCCAGACGGGTAGAACGATATAAGGATCCGCATACAGGCAGATGGATGGAGCGGGAGACGAAGGCTACAACCGGGGATAAGCTTTATAAAATTCTATGCACATTTGAACGCAAGTATGGCTGCCGGTTCCTGTTCTGCGAGAAGAAGGACACTGGGAAACGGATCATAGAGCTGCTGGGCGGTGATTGCCATGACCAGTGAGGAAATTAAGGCAACATACAGCATGAGGAATGTGGTGGAGCGGTATGGGTTCCAGCCCAACCGGGCTGGGTTTATTAGCTGCCCGTTCCACCAAGGCGATAGAACGCCATCACTCAAGGTATATGATCGGGACTTCCACTGCCATTCCTGCGGCAAGCATGGTGATATCTTTGACTTCGTTATGATGATAGATGATGTCTCCTTCAAAGAGGCATTCCACCGACTTGGAGGAGAATATAAGGAGCCGACATTTTCAAGTCGGCTGGCGGTCTACCAGGCACGGAAGCAGCGCATTATGCGTCAAAAGGAGGCAGAGCGGGGCAGGGAGAAGTGCAGGCTGAACAACATTCTCATAAGCATCTACAGGGCCTATATGGAGCATTCAGAGCCGCTAAGCGATACCTGGTGTGACTGTTACAATGCCCTGCAGTACCAGCTGTATGTGCAGGCAGAGTTAAGCGGATTGGAAGCGAGGTGGTAGCATGGTGCCGTTGAAGGAGCTGACGGCTGAAACAGTATTGTCGGATGATGTGCTGACAGAAGTGTTTGACCAGGAGGACGAGCTGTACAAGTCAAGGCTGCTGCTGTCACTGGAGGACCGGGCCGGAGAGCTGGGGGTGAAAAAGAAGTTCCAGGAACTGGTCAAGGCATATAAACGTGTGGAGCGGGAGATGCGGCGCCGGGAACGTGATAAGAAAAACCAGCCCTGCACGCTGGAGCAATGGACCAATTTTGATGGACCCTATGACCGGATGCAGTGTAAAGAGTGGATTGCCGGCGAGGGAGGGATATTCCTTCGGAACCCCACCACGGGATACACGGACATCCTGGCCTGCTATCATCCTATCCTGCCCATTGAGCGGCTGAAGAACCTGGAGACTGGGGAGGAGCAGATAAAGCTGGCCTACAAACGCAACGGGCGTTGGGACGAAATCATTGTGCCTAAAACCATGGTTACGTCCGCCAATAAGATAGTAAGCCTGTCTGGTCGTGGGATAGCGGTCACCAGCGAGAATGCAAAATACCTGGTGCGTTACCTGGCTGATGTAGAGAACGCCAACGAGGAGCATATAGCGGTTCAGTATTCCACGTCCAAGCTGGGATGGATCCGCGGTGGGTTCCTGCCCTATGACACGGACATTGTGTTCGATGGGGACGTGCGGTTCCGCCAGATAGCGGAGAGCATTGGGCCATCCGGAAGCCGTAATAAGTGGTATGAGCATGTGCTGGAGCTGCGCCGGATTGGCCGGCTGGAGGTTAAGTTTATGCTGGCGGCATCCTTTTCAAGTGTCCTGGTGCAGCTCCTGGGCGGTCTGCCGTACTTTGTGGACCTCTGGGGAGAAACGGAAGGTGGAAAGACAGTGGATCTGATGCTGGCTGCGTCTGTCTGGGCGGATCCGGACGAGAGCGCCTATATTAAGGATTATAAGGGGACAGAGGTCGGGCTGGAAGCAATCTGCGACCTGCTGAATAACCTGCCCCTCATTCTGGATGATACCAGCAAGAAGAACCGGAAGATAGAGGACAACTTTGAGGGGCTGGTCTATGACCTGTGCTCCGGAAAGGGCAAAACCCGCTCCAACAAGGAGCTGGGACTGAACCGGGAGAACCACTGGAAGAACTGTATTCTGACCAATGGAGAACGGCCTTTGAGCTCCTATGTGACCCAGGGTGGCGCTATCAACCGAATACTGGAAATTGAGTGCGGTCAGCGGGTTTTTGACGATCCTGGGGCCACTGCGGAGCTGGTCAAACACAATTATGGCCATGCCGGCCAGGAGTTTGTGGATGTCGTCAAAGACATTGGGGTTGAGCAGATCCGCGAAATACAGCGGGGCTTCCTGCGCCAGCTGGCAGATGATGAGAAGATGCAGAAGCAGAGCCTGTCCCTGTCAATCATCCTGACGGCCGACAAGCTGGCCACGGACTATCTGTTCAAGGACGGGCAGTACATAAGTCTGGAGGAGGCCAGAGAGGTCCTGGTGGACCGTGATGAGCTGTCCGACAATGAGAGGTGCTACCAGTACGTGCTGGACAAGGTGGCTATGAATCCGGCCAGATTTGACGGTAAAGTGGAGAACGTGGAAAAGTGGGGCACGATTGAGAATGGATATGCCATCATCTATGCCACGGCCTTTACGGCTTTGTGCAAGGAAGGCGGGTTTTCGCGTACATCTTTCCTGTCCTGGGCGAACCGGAAGGGCATTATCCAGGTGGAAGGGAGCGGGAAACGGATGGACAAGGTGAAAAGCTTCAATGGGAATAAGATACGGTGCATTTTTCTCAAGTTAAATGACAACACGGACAGGGATGGATTTGTGAAAATAGAGGATGACGGCCAGGAACGGCTGCCGTTCAACTGACAGGGACCATGGAGTAACCAAGGCATGGTTACCGCAAAAAGCTAGGTTTCATGCGGGTTTGCGGGTGTTTTTAGGGGTGAGTAACCATGGAACCATCCAAAAACCCTATCTATATACAGAAAAAATATTTTACAATCTTTGTATATATTTTAACAAAGATTTAGAAAAAATGCCTCGCGCGTAAGGGAACCTAAAAACATGGTTACTTTGGTTACCGTGGCTGACAAAGCCTTATTTTATGAGGGTTTGAGCGGTATCCAATGAGTATAAAAAGATGGTTACTGTAACCATGAAAAGTGGTTACTTGGAGGAAATCATGACGGACGAAGTAAGAGAATATGCCGAAAGGAAGATATGGGAGAGCGGAATACGAATGGTTCCGGGGCATTATCCAGAATTTGAAAACAAAGAGCAGGTGGATGACTGGCTGTATATCTCAGAATACATGTTCATAAAATCATTCGGTCAGGAAATGCCAGAGATTATCAGTGTTGATATCCAAGGATATAAAGACCTGCTGTGGAAACTTAAAAAGAATGAGGATAATGTTCCACTGGAAATCCTCCGGACAAAACACAGAATGGCATACAACAACCTTCGGCAGGAACTAAAGGACATGACGGAAGCAATCATTCATGAAGTAGTGCATAGAAACCTGTATATAAAATGGTCAGACGCAGAGCATAGCCTGCAGAAAATCAACCAGGCTGTAGCGGATTCGGGGATGTGCGAATTAATCAGCAAAGCCTTGTATCAGGAAAAGTGCTATGGCAGCGTCATAGCAGGCATTATGAAATTAAGAAAACTTGTTTTAGAAGCCGCAGAAGAGGAGGACAAAGGTGCCTAGAGGGAAAGAAAAGAAAACAACTGAAAAACCCAAGGTCTATATCTGCAGCCAGTGCGGACAGGAGATAAGCGGGGATCATGTGTATATCAAGACAAGGCGGCGGACGGAGCTCCACATTCATTTCGGATGCATGCCGGTGGGAAGGAGAGAACAGGATGAAAGTTAGGATATCAATGCCAGGAGCATATATGGTGATGGACATGGAGGAGGGCCAGGCGCGGACGGCGTTCCACAAATTGGCAGAATCACTGTGGCTGATTGGAAGCAGGGGACAGAAGCTGCAGGAAGGCGTGGCTGTGGCACCGGTTCAGGAATCGACAGAAACAGTCTATCCAGGTCAGGAAAGACAGGAGGCTGAGACGGTGGTGGAAGCAGCAGAGATTCCGGAAAAGGAAGGCGGAGAACCGGCGCCTAACATCATCTCCGCAGGGTATGGCGGGTATCTGTACATGAAATGCCCTGCCTGTGGAAAGACCAGGGGATTCTGTGCCAAGACACGGCTGAATCATTACCGGTGTGAATGCGGGGCCGTGACAAGGATGGAGCGTATGGTTCCGCTGTACATGAAATGTGAATGCGGCAGGCAGGCCAGGTATCTGACCAACATGACAGAGACTGAATTTGACGTGGACTGCTATGACTGCGGGGCGCCGGTGGCTGTTGCGTGGAATGAGAAGAAGTGGATATATGAGACGATGAAGTAGGAGGGCCGCGATGAATGAAGTAATGCAGTGGTATGAACGTGACATGACCCTGGCACAGGCCATGGATGGTATAGAAACCAATATGTGGGCCTCAGTCAGGAATTACATAGCGGTTGGTTGGGTTTTATCTTAAGGCCATCCGAGACAGAAAACTCTTCCAGGAGGCTGGATATCAGAATTTTGAGGAATTCGTCCGTGACAAATATGACCGGGATAAGGGATGGGCCAGCCGGTGCATCAAGGTCAATGATCAGTTGAGTAAGGACGGGAACAGCCCGGTGCTGGCGGAAGAGTATAGGGAGTATAAAATTTCCCAGCTGGTGGAGCTGGCTTACCTGACGGAAGAACAGCGGACCCTGGTTAATCCGGATATGACAGTGAAGCAGCTGCAGGCTATCCGGAAGCCGGAACCTCAGCTGGAAAAAGAAGTTGTGACATTACAACCAGAGCTGAAGGAACATGAGGGAGAGCTGAGCGGGAAAGTTGTAACATCGCAACTGGATGAAGGAGCTGAAAGAGAGCCGGAGGTAATACATTTCACTGCTGGAAACAGGACGATAGACAATGCGTATGGTGCCGCCCTTGCCGTGGTTGTAGGAGCATACCTGGATGCCGGATATGCCAGGCCCGAAAAAGAGTGTGAAGTTACTGCTTTTGGACTATCATACAAAGTTCTTAAACGGCAGGACGTTACAGTTTTTTACACGGATTCGGGACGGACCGTATTCGACGTAGAAAATACCCGTCTGGAGGAAGAATACCAATTCCGACACAGAGTAAAGACGGAGCCGGAACTTGTGACGCCACAAGTTGAACCGGAGCCTGAGCCGGAACTACCAAAGTCAGAACAGGCTCATCCAGAGAAGTCCGGGAAGTGCATCCACCGGCCGGAATTTGACTGCACCCTGGAGGAGGCCCATAAGCTCATCCCGGGAACCGGGGAGGACTGCAGCCGGGTGTGCTGC